GTCAAATCGCTTAGTTGATAATGACTTGTAGTCAAATTCATCACCATTTAATACATAAGCACGATCAGATTTTACCAAGTTGTTGTTAACCCAAAAACCTAAACTTACATCTGGATTGAATATTAGGTTTACAATTGCACGAGTTGAGACATTACCATAAGCGTAAGTATTACCATTGGTAAATGTTACAATCGCTTGCTTATTTAAAGCATCTACTTGTAAATCTTCTACTGCAGATGATGTACGATTGTTGATAGTTAAGAACATTGAAATCATTGTGATAAGTGTTTAATTTGGAAGGAAACTTATGAATCCTTCATGTTAACAAACTAGCAGCGATTTGACTGTGAATGTTAACAGGAAAGAATCAAACAGTTAGTGTAAAGAATTAGAACTTAATTGCTTTACGTTTGATGTTAATTACTGAAGGTAATTTAGTTAGTTTAACTTCTCTACCTTGAGCATTTAACTGATCAATTGTTTTAACTAATGAAGTGTAATAATTCATGAGTTGTTGTTAGATAGTGAGAAGATTAACTCATCTCGTTTACATTTAATATTATAAACGATTTTTAGTGAGTTTGGTTAAAAATTACAGAAAACTTAACACTCTGTAATAATTATACATTGTCATCGTAATCATTCTCTAAAATGTAATAATCAGGGTAAACAGTTGTTCTCACATTGTAGAACGATTCAGTGTGATTATAATGATGATTTGGTTCACCAATTACACTGACAGTTGCTGTTACTTTGTTCGGTGTAATTAACCGTTGGTTGTTAAGTTTCATGGTGTAATTTGTGTGTGAGTTGTTGTTAACCAAGACCGAAATCTGATTCGATTTCTTTACATGTAAACTCATGCAAATCGTGCATTCTATTTGTGTTACCTAAGAGTTCAACATACTCAATGATTGTATCATTTAAGAGTTGTGAATCCTCTTTTAATAAATAACATAAATTAGTGCATAATTCTTCTTGATATCTATTAAATTTAGTCATGTAATTAACCTTGAATTGTTTACATATTAATTATACACAATATCCGTGCATAATGCAATACCTCTTCACACTCTGTAATAATGATAGTAACTGTGTGTCTACTATTTAACATTGTATCGCAACAGATGCGCTGCAATTAATGTTAACAATCCAAAACATATTGCAACCCGCTCGTTGCTTCGCAACTCGCTATGATTACGCGCGGTAAAATAATAATTACACAGTGCAATCATGCTCCCTATGTGTTAACGAGCGAGCGAAGCGAGCGGTATAAAGAAAGAAGCCGAGACCCATTGGGGGGGAATGAGTCTCGCCCGTCTTAAGGATTGCCCTCAGAAAATTATGTCAAAATTTAAAGGGTTCACTTAATTTAAGTTCCTACATATCTCATTTTTAATCTGTTCAATGCTGTTTACCATCTGTTTATAGCCATTACCGACTTGAAACTGACCTAAAACTACAGAAGCTGTAGCTATTCCCCAGAATATGTAGTACCATTTAGATTTAATCTGATGACGCTGCATGATCCTTGTTAAATTGTTCAATACCTTTGTCGGTTAGCACATGATTGTACATTTTATCGAATACAGCGACAGGTACAGTGCAAATATCAGCTCCAAGAGCGAAAGCAGTGCTAACTGATTGAGGATCACGAATAGAAGCAGCTAATATTTTAGCAGATACCCCAACATTCTTAATATCGTTAATCAATTTCATACCATCTAAAGAATTATCATCCATTCTACCAATAAAAGGTGAAATATAGGTAGCACCCGCTAAGGACGCTAGGATCGCCTGTGCGGGGCTAAAGATCAAAGTGACATTAACCCTCACATTTAGATCTGAAAGCCTCTTACACACCCTTAGACCATCCACAGAGCATGGAACCTTAATAGTAGCATGTTCACCGTAAGTTTTTACGTGTCCCATTGCTCTAGAGAAGAGATCTTGTTCATTATCTCCCACTATTTCCATACTAACATCTTTAATACCTAATTTAATCAACTCCCAATACACATCTTGAGGATGTTCACCACTTTTAAAGATAAGAGTAGGGTTAGTAGTTATACCTGATATAAGGCCAGTAGAAAGTCTTTTCTTGACCTCTTTAACATCAGCAGTATCTAAAAATAGTTTCATAGTAGGGTAGAGTAGTTAGAGTAAGTATTATAGGTATATCCAAGGGGAGACAATAAAAGAGGGTGGTGTGTTATGTGTCTTGGGGATATAAGTATATAGAAAGGAGGAATTGATGTCTGAAAGACGAGATTCCTCCCTTGAGGGGTCGGGTCCACCCTTCCCTTCCCCTGTATAGACCCCTTACCGTTCTAAACCCAGGTAGGATGGGACTTTCCGTCTTCTAGACCTCTAGCTTTGTCTCTTTGGTCTTTATTCATTGCAAATACTAAGTGATTAGCGGAAGATTGAGGATTATCAAGCATATCTTCCATCATAGAGTTCCAATCATCTAGTTTACGTTGAGCTATCTGTCTTTCAGCAGAAATAGAGAGGGATTCAGTAAAGTATTGGACACCTTGAGCTAAAGCATCGAGTCTATCATCATGTTTAACTGCACCTTTTTCCCGACACATACGGGACATTTGATAGAAAAGCATATAGAGAAGACGAAGTTCTGGAGCTTCGTTTTTATTCGATGCATAGTCCCATTCCACAACAGACCTGTTAAGTACAAGGCGGTGCTGATTAAGAACAGGCTCAAGAGAATCAATAATGCGATCCTCTTTTCTAACGTTTGCACGAGTTTCTTCAATGTAAATAGCTTGTTTAGTAACTTGAATATGTTTTTTAAATAGTTCTGCTACTATACCATCACCAAAGTTAGATTCAATTAGTAGTGTAGATACGTTATATTTTTCACAACCTTTAAGTATATCTAAGAGAGTGTTGTCTGAGTATCCGTCTCGATAAGCTCGCATCTCATGTAAATATAGGAATCCATTTTTCTGGGAAAGGTAGGCGGCAGTTGTTTCATCGGAGCCGCGTCCAGAGGGATCCACGCTGCAAATTGTTTCGGTGTAAGGACTCCATTCTCCTTGTAATTGCATTGGAGAGTAAAAGTAGTCACCTGGGAGTCCAACGGTTGGGAGGTCTTTGATGACGTTTGAGGGGTCTGAGCACCAAACAATTGACTCAGGAGCTTCAGTGGGATTAACAGCAGTAACGATAAGGTCAGCCATTTTAAGCGGGAATTTTTCAGCATCTGATAGGCTTGTATCTAGTTGGAACTGAAGCATGAAGTTAGACCTACCCATAGATGCTTCACGTTCTATTAGGTCATCATTATCAAATCTATCATCTGTAGGATCCCATTCTAAGGCACCTGTGTCTAGGTCAGCTTGTATTTGAGGGGCTAATAATCCTTCGTATTGACTAAGCTTGGCTTTTCTGGGATATCTTGAGGGCCAAACAAAGGGACGATAGTTACGCTCAGCCAGCTTACGATAAACAGTAAAGGTAGTTTGAGGAGTCCCGAGATACATAATCCTAGAATCACTTTTTGGCGTGAGGATAGATTCTGCTTCTGTACAAAGTTGAAGAAGTTTTTCACGCATCAACTCCGTCATAGAGTTTCCTGGGACTTCTATATCGTCCAGAATCATCAGATCTGCACGAGATCCCGTTAACTGACCAGTAATACCAACACTCTTGACTGATGGAGCCTGGTGAGGACTGCAATTTACGTCGAAGGAAATTCTTGACCATCTGCTGTCGTCTGCTTTTGGTCTGAGGTGGGCTAGCCATGGTGTTTCAATGATTAGTTTTTGTAAGAATATGGACATGTTATCTGCACGTTCCTTAGAGGCAGATATGATCATTATCTTCCGTTCGGGGTCGTTAAATAATGTCCATAAGACAAAAGCACCAGTAATCCAACTCTTACCTACACCACGGAAAGCTTGTATCTGTAAACGTTTAGGTCCGTTTTGTAAGTAATCAGCGATTGCATATTGTGCTCTTGTAGGAGAAGGTAACTCAAGTTGAGTCCACAGGGCTTGTAGAAACAACTTGAAATCTTCTTGTAATGCGGTTAAAGGATCCGTCATGCTTTACGGATGTAAAGACCTCGTATTCTGCGATCTGGATCATTTCTTTCATGTAACATCCAACCATCAGGTCCATGTACCCATCTAAGACCAGATGGAGCTGGATATGGAGGTTTTAATGCTAGTTGTTTACTTCTTTTCTTTTTAGTTGTTTTTTTAGATGATTTTGCCATGGTTAATCGAAATAAGTTGGTTGATTAGTTTTAGTTTTTTTCATTAAAGGATCCATAACTTCATTCCCTGCTATTTCTAATTTCTTTTCCCAAGGAATGTTATCTGTATTCTTTTTAGCTAATGCTTCTATTTGTTCTATAAAATCTTCTCGTTTTACAATTTCTTCAAAAAATGTTTTAGCATCAGTAATTTCTCTCATTCTAGGCATAAAGTTTCCTAAAACATCATCACCCCAATGCAACATATCAGCTTTTAAATCAACTGGATTATTAGTCATTTTAGACATAATATTAATTAATTCATCATTAGCTGCTCTTCCTGTATTACCAGAGATTTTACGACCTTCTTTTGTTAGTACATCTACTAAAGGCTCTAGTTCTATATTAGTAATTCTATCCGCACTATGGGCTTGTGTTTTAACAGCTCGTCTATGACCTAAACTCCACATTGTACGTCCTTCACCTTTGTTTAAATCTCGAATTAAGCGTTCTAAAGTTTTTTTAGCTTGATGGGATTCTTCTATATATCTAGCTACTTTAGCATCATCCCAACCTAAATCTTTACCGATAAGTTTAACCTCATCTACATTTACTTTAGCACCTTTCAATCTATTAGCAAGAGTCCTTTCAATGTTTTTTACACTATCAAAACCAATATTTATTTCACCTCTTTTTGCTTTATTTTTAACAAGATAAACTTCACCAGTAATAGGATCTTCCCATAAATTATTATTACCTTTTAAACTACCTTTTGCTTTTAAATGAGCTGCTGATGTTTTAGCTTTTTCTACAGCTGATAAAGCAGAATCTTTATTACCAAATTTTTCTATATAATTACCCCATTTACTTGAAGGAACATCAACTGGTTTAAATTCTTTAGATTCTTCAATTAATTGTTTTACTTCTGGACTTCTTGGAGCACGTTTAAATCCTGATGATCCTACTCTAGTTGTAGTAGCTGCAAACATAGTATTAGGTTTAAATTCAGTATCAGCCACATCACGTACTACACTTTTAAATAAACCTTCATCAGCAACATCAACTGTAGCATAAGCAAGGTTATCTAATCTCGTTGCACCTAAAAATAACTCATCAGCTTGATTAGCTAGCATTGTAGTTCCTTTTGCTAGTTTACCAGCTCCACCTGATGCTAAATAATCTACTGCTACTTCACCGCCTAATTTTACAAGAGGAGAATATATACCAGTTTGCTTTTCTACATAATCAGCACCAGCAGTCATACCTTGATCTATTAATTTTAATGCTCCACTTATACCGCCCATAGATTCTTTATCTATGTACTGAAAACCTTTACCTACTAATCCAGCCGCACCTTTAAGTAAATGTTTCCCTGGTTCAGGTATTTTATTCCACTCTTCAGTAAAATAATCTCCTATAATCTTCTTACCTTTTTCATAAGGTCTTTTACCTTTGAAAGGTATATCTTCATAGTTGTCATATAATACATCACCATATGACCACATAGTACCTTCTTTAAATGGTACTTCTGTTACTGCTGCCATTTAACTAATATGTGTAAGGATCATTTGTTCCCTATCGGGTATTGTTCCAAAAGTAGCTCGCATCCATCCGAGCCAATTACTACTCCCCTTCTCCTGATTACATCGCTGACAGGCTGGTACAACATTTGTTGCAATATCTTCTCCACCTTTACATTTAGGTTTAACATGATCGATTGTAAGTTGATGTAATTCATAATTGTTTCCACAATAAACACATGTACAATTGAAGTGCTCTTTAACAGCTCTTCTCCAGAGCTTTTTAGCGTCAGGACTTGTCATGGTTATTAGGTTGTATAAATAATGGTTAGGGGTTGGTAGTAATGGGGTCAACGTCTTTGTGCTCCTCCTCTACCTCGGTTTGTTGTACGAGACTCTCGTTTAAAAGACCCATCAGATTGTTTAGATGCATCCATCTTAGAACCTTTAGGTATTTTTAAACTAGCTCTAGCTGCAGAGTGTTTACGCTTATACGCTTTAGAATGAGCATATTTACCGCCAGGGCTATTATCTTTTACATGCTTAGCACGAGACTTAGCATTTGTTCTATACGTCTCAGTTGACGATTTTGCCATACATCCTCTTGTTTACTAGGTCAGGGTCTACTTTAGGTAAGATATTAGCTAACTTATCTAATGGGTTTCCATCGTAAGCGATCCCACTAATATCATTAGTTTTAAGCCATTCACATGCGGCTTTTAAATCTTGAGTAGAAGCAGTGCCACCTTTGACCCGTTTAAGGAATTCTTCTGTGACAAGGCTATGTAATTCGTTGAACTGGTCTTCAGTGGCTTTCTTCATTAGTCTTTAGTTCCTGGGAATAAATTCTTTTTAATTAATTCTACTGCCTTATCATCAATGGTGTTATCAGTGGATGCTGCATAAGCTTCAAGTAGTTGTATAACTAATTCCTTTACAGCAGATGAACTGAGGAATGCCATTAATACGGGTTTGATAAGTACGATCATTTATTTAGGGGGTTAATTTTGTTCCACCATTTCTTTGGTGGTTGTGGTGGTAGAAGATCTTTTTTAGCTTGTTCTTCTGCCTTTTTCCAAGCTGCTATTGGTATAACATCACTACACATACTATATACACGGGATTCAGGAACAAGCATAAAGCCTTTCTGCTGTAATTCCGAGCACTTTAAGACTCTAACTAATTCATAGTCAAGTCTCATTTTTTCTTCTTGTCTAGCTGCCATACTACGACATCTGCGTAAACCTTCACGGTCTAAAGGTATCATAAAGTTAATTTGACCTCCCCAGTTTTCAGCCATGGTATAACTAGAAGGTCTCATACCTTCTTCATCTATATCCCAAGGCTTTGTATGATTTCCCATATAAAATGGGGAGAATGTCATAGTAGCTCCATTACATGAAATGTTAGGTCCGTAGTGCTGTCTTGACGGTGCTCCATTGTTTTGGAATTGCACCGCTTGGTTGGTTACATTTCCCGTTGCAGCAGCTACTGGATTAGCTACATTATCTGTCTCAGCTCTAGCAGGAGCTATTGAGAGAAGACTGATAATGAGACCGTAGTAGAAGTAGTATCTATTTCTCTTTCTATTTCTGTTACCGATAACACCTGACTTGCAGCTCTTGTTACCACTTCTAACTCGAAGGGGTCTCCAGCTGTGTGTAAGGTGAATATTGAATCTGAATCGGCTATACCTCCTGAAGAGGCTGATGTATGGGTTATATTTTCCCCAGTCCATTTGTTTAATGCAGACCCATAGGTTGTTGTAGTTATTTCCTCTACAATCTCTTGGGTCGTTGTCGTTGTGCTGTTCATCGAACCCTGGGTGAAGTTTGGGGTTACTAACTCTGCTCTTGCTACCGTGGGTGATGCCAGTAGGAAGAGTAAAAACCATTTGTTCATTCTTCCTTTTTCTTAGCCATTGGACAATTTACTGTACCTTTATCTTTACTATTACCAGTAGACAGGCCAAAAGTGGCTAATGCTCCTGTAAAGACACTGGCAACAAAGGTTATATCAGAATTACCTGCTTTTTTAATCATAGGTAATTCCACGTAGTTCATTGTAATGATAAATCCAGACCAAACCACTACGCCAAGTCTAACAAATGTACCAAGAATCTGGATTTGGTGTTCTTGATCCTCTGCTGCATCTTTCAGCTTTCCGAGGAGTCCTTTTTTTTCTTCCTGTTTTCCTTCCATTTATTAATCTTACCTTGTAGGAATTTAGTTAGTTTCTTCTTTATTTGATCAAAGAATGGGGTGGCTAGTGTTGTAGTAGCTACAGCTGCAACAGCTGCATATGTAGCAGTGGCTACGACTTCAGCAGTTGGTAAGGGTAACTGTATATCAAGTACAGGTACCTTTAACTTTGGCTGAACGGGTTGTTCTGTTGTTTCTTTAGCTTCTGCCTTAGTCTCTTCAGGAGCCTCTAGATCGCTTGGAGGGATCACCATAGGCTTATATGATGGTATACGAGCTGTAGGTGGCTTAAACTCGATCTCCATCGTAGGTAACTCTTTAGGAAGAGTAACTGTTGGAAGTTTAATCAGCTGCCTCCGCTGTGTTACCTGCTGCTACCCATTCTAGGTACTCTTGGTAGTCTGTGTTTCCTTCAGCTTTTGGTATATAAAGAGGATTCTTACCAGTTACTAATTTAAGAACTGCAACATTTGATTCTAATGATTTGTCAGAATCTTCAGTTGGTAATTTATAAGTTATTGTCATAATTTAAAGCTCCGCATCAAATAATAATTTTAAAATATCAACATCACTTCTCATATAACCAATATTATTTTCACCAAAACTTATACTACCTTTAATAGTTGCCATACCCTTTGAAGCCCCTTGCAGTGACGGAGTACCTACGTATCCAGTAGTATCTCTTGAAGCTCCGCTATAAGAAAATGAAGGAGTACCTCTCATTTGTACTGGAAACATAATTGGTCCATAGGGAACACCTGTCCCATTATTAAATCTTGCGAGAGTTATAAAATTACTATCAGCGCCAAAATCTAAGATATATAGGTACCTCTGACACCTAGCTAATTCATCAGCATACGATCTATGTTCAAAGTCAGTGGCAACGTCTCCTACTTCTAACTGAACACCTGTTACTTCTAAAGTTGCATCATTAGTTGTCCACCATGTAGATGTATTATCTGGCATCCTGTTTGCACTGTCATATGTTTGCCAAGCATTAAGAGTATGTCCAGATGTTGTCCTATTTGTACCACTCCAAGGCCAAATAAAGTTTAAAGTTAATCCTGATGCAGTATTATCATCAAACTGAAGATTAGCGTGACCAGGAATTTTTACAGTTACTTTTTTCCAAGTATTTGCAGATAATGCACCTGTTGAAACTGAAAATGATTGAACAGTACCATCTACGGTAACTATATAACCATAAAAAGTTTGAGCAACGCTTGATTTAACCCAATAAGAAAGTGTTAGATAACTTGAAGTATTTGTATAATCCCAACCTGAATTGGCTATGTCTTGTGCTTCTATTTCATACGCTAAATAAGCATAATCGACAGTTGTAGCACCACCAGTCTGGTTCCCGTTAGTTATATGATATGAATTTCTGAAACCTTTTTCCCAAGGACCAGTATCACTGGATGTTAATGCGTGTTGTGCTTGTGTTAGAGCTTCATCATGTCCAGCAAAACCAAATTTATAACGATCAACTGTCTGCATCCCCGAAGTCGTAGACGATGTTCCCCTCTGGGCTATTGTCATACCGCCATTAATTAACAAATTTCTGTTGCTTAGATTATTAGTAATCTTTGCTGTACAACTCCCATCGCTAGATAATGAAATAGCATCAGAACTAGCCGATGTGTGCCTTAAAGCATCAGCTTTTAATTGCCCACTACAAGTTACATTACCTGTAAGAGTAGATGTACCATCAATTGTTGCATTACCTTCTACCGTGACATTCTGTGAGCTATCTAAGGTAATGTTATCATTACTACCGTCTACATGACGGATTGTATTTGTTTTCAGTTTTGACATACTTATCAACCTGGTACATTCTTTTTATTAGCTATTAAAAATGCCTTATAATCTGCTTTGACTTGTGTAGTCCATGCAGCATTACATATTGCCTGAACATCTGCGTCTTCGCCTGATATATTTGTTTCAACTAGGTTATCACTTGCATCAAGTGAGCCTGGGTTTAATGCATGTCGATGGAAAGTACGTGTAAGTTCTACACCATCTTTTTTAATGATGGTTGCGTTTCTTACTTGTATGTTCCACTTATTAACTACTTCAATCTTGTCGTTCTCTTGTGTTTCTGTTAATGCCATTTAGGGTTAATCTCCAATTAAAACAGGTTTATGGCTTAGTTTAAAGACGTGCTAACGGTCTATTATGCTGTTCGGTAACTAAATTCACCTGTCAACCGTTGTGAAGAGCCAATAGCTTCCTCACCTGCTGCAGGTTTATCATCTTCTTTTTTAATTGCAAAATGGGTACTGTTACTATCTGCTGTTAAGAATAAATATAATGATTTATCACCACCACTATTACTATAACCAGATGCCCAAGAATAACCATTTAATTGATAATAATAGAAATGATTACTTGGTAAATTAAGTGAATAAGGCATTCCACCGATATGACATTCACTATATGTACCACTGTTAGCAAATCCTATAGAAAACCTTACCGTTACCACGTTACCTATTTTTGTATATGAACCATACTGGAAGTTGTAAGAAGGTTGTGAATTGCTACCAGGTGTTCCTTTATAGAAAATAGGCGTGAATGTGCCCTCTTCATAGTCGTCCAAAAGCTCCGAAGTATCTGAAGTTCCTGTTGTATTTGTAGGACCAGAAGTAGCACTAAAGTCAATACCGTGACCAGCAGTTCCTATTACTAGATCTCCGTCTAATACGTTTACGTTGCCACTTGATTCTATGCGGAATCTGTCATTTTCATTAGCAGAAAACGCCATGTTATGAGTGTCATGGTCATAATGTATTGCTCCTCTATACTGCGAACCACCTGATGTCCCTTCTGAAAAATAGATCCTACAATCAGCATCAGCAGCAGATCTTATAGTGATACCAGCATTTCCGTTGTTATAAAAAGTTGCTTCATCACCATTTCCTTCACCAGGATCAGTGGTTCCTAAGAGTAATCTTCCACTCGAATCTACACTAACACCACTTGCGTACTCTAAAGTACCAGCCGTACCACTATTCTTTACAAGTTGATTAGCACTACCAACAGTTGTAGGTAATGTAAATGTAGGTGTTCCTGCTGCAGCTGCAACCGTTACTTCAGCTTCACCAGAGGAACTACCTTTTAATTTTATTGTACTCATAATTTAAACCCTATATGTCATAGTTCCAATTATATGGGTATCGTCTTGTACATCATCCCAGTAACAAGTATCATTGTTTCCACCGCTACCAGGAGATGTAAGTCCAAAATCTATACTAGAACCAGAATTTATTGTTGCTGCTAGTTGCTTGGAAGTACTCATCCTATGTATATATCCTACTGTTAAACCAGAGTATGAATTAGAAGAACCAGCAAAAGGTAGATTCACAACAGTATATGCATCACTACTAGAAAAACTACCCTTGTCAGTGAGAGCAACGCTAAACCAAATTGTAACCTGTTCACCTATTTTTACGTAGTGACCAGAATATGAACCAGAAGTACCAGCACCACTACCACCAAATCTTGGTGAAGGTGTCCATGTTCCCTCCTCATAATCGTCAAGTAACTCACTTGTCTTTGTAGTGCCATCTGAAGTAGCACTAAAGTCAATACCTTTACCTGATGGAAATGCTAGTCCGTTGGCTGATGTCTCACACTGTTTAGTGTTATTATGGTAGAGATCTACTGAACCATTAGGGTTACATTTAACAGCAGTCTCATATCCTGTAGTTCTTAATTCAATAGTATGACCAGCATCAAGATATAACCATTGATTAGTATCATAATCAGCTTGAATGAATAAGTGACTACTTCCACCAGTTTTTATTTTACTATAAGAACCATCATGATACATTTCTAGATCATCACTAGCTCCAACCTTTACCCTTCCTGTATCGGTATTTGTTTCAATACCTGTTGTTCCATTAATTGTTACTGCCATAATTAAACTATTGTAAGTGTTCTGTTTGCAGGTACAGTAACTGTTTTATTAGCTGCAACTGTCATTGGTCCTGGGAAGAATGCGTTGTTATCCCCATGTATTGTCCAGTCATCACTAACTGTTGCTGGACATTCAAATCCTCGACCTGTGATTTGATTAACACTAACTAAACCTCCACCAGCTGTTGTTACAGCAGTAAATGTAAGATTAGCTTCACCGTCTAGTTCTGTTGTTGTAGAACCGATAGTAGTTAGTCTATTAGCTGTTTGGTTGTTTAGAGCTGTAATAGTACCAGATACTGTAGACCACGAAGCTACACCTGCTGTAGTAGCACTTAAAACTTGACCGTTAGCAGCTGGAGCAGCTGAAGGTAAAGTAATCGTATAACTTGCATCACTTCCTTTATCATCTGGACATTTAATACCTACAGTTGCTGTACCGTTTGCACCACCTTCTTGAAGTGTAATCTTACCACCACTACTATTACCTCCATTTAAGATAGCTACATCGTTATTAAGGTTGATTGTTCCAGTACCGCTAGCTGTTATAACTATATCGTTATTAGCACCATCTTCAATTTCGATAGTACCTGAATTAGTACCACTATTAGTACTTAATGTTAAATCACCTGTACCATTAGTTGTAATAGTTACATCTGCATTGCTATCACCAACTTGTATCGTGTCAGCTTGTAATGTGACATCACCTGTACCGTTTGGAACTATATCAATATTAGCATTAGATGTTGATACAATATCTTGACCATTAACATCTAAGTTACCACCTAATTGTGGAGATGTATCTCCTACTAAATCTGTAGTAATAGCAGTCCAATCTAAATTACCACTACCATCTGTTTTTAAAACTTCATTAGCATCCCCATCATCATTTGGAAGAGTTAGTGTATAACTTGCAGCTGCACTATGAGCTGGTCCTTTTATTTTTACACCGTGACTATTATTCTCACAATTTAATTGGATAGTACCAGGATTGGTATTACCTTTAACCTCAACAAAACCAGTTCCATTAGGTGTAAGTTTAATATTACCGTTAGTTGTACTGGTATTAATTTCCTGTGCTTGTACATCTAATGCTCCACCTAGTTGTGGTGTTGTATCTTCAACAACGTTACTTAAACCACTTCCTGCTGGAACTGTAGCCCATTTAACACCACTAGGTTCATTACTATCAGCAACTAAGACGTGGTTATTTGTACCTACACCGAGGATTGTAGGATCACCAGACCCATCACCTACTATTATTGTACCTTTAGTAGCTAAGTCATTATTCATCACAGCACCAGCTGCATCGACGTTAGTTGCGTCAGTTACATCAGCACCATCTTCTACGTTAATCATTGTACGTAGATTAGCTGGTGTTATCTCTTCTACAACACCTGCACCAGATGAATCTCTACCTAAAACTCTATCAGTTGCTGATACATTCTGCATCTTAGCATATGTAACTGCATCAGCTTGAATAGTTGCAGCTGCTGTCTTATTTGCAGTACCATCAAATGAACCAGAGTTCCAAACTACATCTCCAGTAGAAGCTATAGTCCTACCTGTTGCAAGTGCAGTTGCTGTATCTGCATTACCTGTAAGATCGCCAGTTACATCACCAGTTATATCACCTGTAATATTACCTGTAACATTACCAGTTATAGTACCAGATGCATTAACAGTTGTGAAGGTACCAGCTGCAGCCGAATTAGCTCCAATAGTAGTTCCGTCAATAGCACCACCATTGATGTCAGCTGTAGCTATAGTTCCATTTGTAAATGTTCCTGCAGCTGCGGAGTTAGCTCCAATAGTAGTACCATCTATAGCCCCTCCATTAATATCAGCTGTAGCTATAGTTCCTGTTGTGAAGGTACCAGCTGCTGCTGAAGATGCTCCGATAGTTGTGCCATCAATAGCACCTCCATTTATATCAACTGTTGCATGGGTTGAAGTACCTGCTACATTTAATGTACTATCTAATGTAGTAGCACCTGTGACATCTAGTGTTCCAGCTATATCTATATTAGTATCTAATTTAGCACTTGTTATTGCGTCATCAGCTAAATCTTCTGTTTGTATTATCTTTTCTTGTTGCTCATGAATACCAAATAAAGCTTGCTCTATATTAGCATTCAAATCACCAGCACGAATAGAGGATCCAGCTGCAAAGACAGCTTTAGGATCTTCATCACCTGATGCTTTACCAACCGTTGTTTCTCTATAAACCCTTACGGTTACTCCAGTTACAGGAGCACCTTGATAAGTCCCACTTTCTACTTGTAAACCAGCTGTAGGGGAAGTTGTATTAAAAACTATTTTAGCTGGATTAGTAGTAGCTGTATATTTAGTTGTCGCTTGCGTTACTCCGTTAAGAGAAACCTTTACATCTTCAGTTTGTAAAACAGGGAAGTCATAAGTAAATTCTAGATTTTGACTATTTACACTCCCACCGTTATCTTTATAAGTTGCAGCCATTTGTTAATTTTATTGTTTAGGTGGGTGGGTTTACCTGGTCGGTAAGATAAATTCAGGATAGGCATCATCCGTCAATTCATCTATGTTACCTGCTTTTTGGTTATAGTCAGAATTAAGCTTTTCATATTCACGTTCTCTAATACCAGCTCTCATCTCATCAGGTAAGTTATCCTCTGCTACTCGCTTAGCTTGAGCATAAGCTTGTTGTAACCTAGAATAAATATTAGCATACTTTGCAGTATCTAATACTTCTGATGAAACTAAACCTTGTCTTTGAGCACGTATGATATTAGTAAAACCTTTAATTCCGTTATATTCTAATCTATTAGCATCTCTCATTATTTCACGTATCTTCTGTTGATAGATACCCATTTCACCAATCTTACTGTTAATAGCAGTTATTTCATGGTTTTGTAAGACAACACCCCTTTGACTCATATTCATAGTTGGTGAACTATTAAATTCGATATCAATAAGGAACTGACGTTCTTTAGAAGGTGCATCATGAATCTTTACTGGACCCATGTTAAACAGACGTATAAAGAAGTTCTCTTGATAACCTACAGGTTTACCATCAATAGGATCTACTACAGCAGGTAAAGCACGTTCAGGATCAAAAGCATCTAACCAAGCATTCCTATTCCGTAAGTTATTTTCAAACTCACTTCTTAGTTGTCTTAGTTGAGGATACATGAGCTTACCTAATTCGTTTCTTAAGCTACCCATCGGTACAGCATTATTTAACATACTAGATGACCACCTAGAAGCTGCTGAACCATTACCTTGTAATACATCAAACATAGGCTCTAATTGAGCTAATGTGGATCTATTGGTAAGAGCACCACCAAGAATAGCAGTTAACTTAGTACCCATATCTTCTATCATACTAGAAGTTAAAGTATCTGTGTTATCCACAACATCAGCTGCTAAAGCTATCCAGTCTCCTATTGGACCCATCCATTCATAACTAACTACTTTATCAGTACCAGGTACTTTACAAGTCTTAGCTTTCCATCCACTTCTAATTCTTTGTCTTTGTCTAGCCTTATCGTAATGACCTGTACCTGTGCATCTACCATCTATTGCAGCAAAGTAAGCTGCAGTAGTCATTAAACTACCTATAGCTGCTTTACCTTTAACTTCATAACGAAGCATTTGGAAGGTTTCATTAGCAAACTCATCAACTGGTTTACCTTTACTTTGTAAGATCTCAGCAATCTCATCCATAGAGAAATCACTTACCTTCTTACGTCCTAATGGTCCCCACATCCTTTGATAATCTGCAGAGAATATACCCCCAGGACTCCATTTGCCAAACGTATCAATGACGTTTGCAGTAGTTCTAGGGAACCAAATAAATGATCTAGCAGCAGGGAATCGTTTAATAAACCAGTTAAAACCATCAACAATAGGTGAGTCTTGGTTAAGTGCTATTTCACTTGTGATTTTATCAACAGCTTCATTACTAATCATTCCATTAGCATCATGCCATTTATTATAGATTTCTTCAGTAGCTTTTTTAAGACTATCTTCAGTTATCTCTTCTCCAGACTGAGCTAATTTATTATATGCTAAGTATTTAGCTTCTGTGTTAGCAACTACTGACTTAGTAAATCCGTCTAATGCTGTCATGGAGTTACCTCCAAATCTAAGAACAGGATCTGTTGACAATGCATCTAGATCTTCAAAGATGTTAAGAAGCATCTTAGCTCCATCTTCACCTTCTGCACTAGAAGCATCAGCAAATGCTCGTAATGCATCTAAACCTTTTTCAGTCTTAACTGCAATATCGCTACGCATAACGTAACTAACATCTTTAGGATTGGTTGAAGCTTTCCTAAATACAAGCCTCATATGTTGGAATGCTTGTTGTAAAGTATTGTCTAATGCAAAGTGAGCAACCATAGCTTTCTTAGCGTTAGCTAGATCACCCTCTGCAACGGCTCCAAACACGGTTGCAGTACCTCTACCTAGCAAACCAGTCAAGTTACCAGCAGCAGCCCTCATAGGCGTTCCTAGAGCTGATAGAGCAGAGTTAAATAAATTACTCCACATTGCCTTATTGATAATTGAAGGTACTTCAGGGTTAAGGTCAACAATTGCTTTCTTAAATACTCCTAAATTCTCACCAGCCCATCGATGTAATTTAAACAAAGAGTCTACATCACCATCAGTGAACTCATTAGCGAGTAATAAAGGTTTAAGGAATTCAGGATTCTCTCTTGCTACAGTCTTTAAAGTTTCAGTCCACTCTTTAGCTTGTGGTATAAGTTCAGTTAATCTACTGTTTGTATTAGCTAATATAGTATCAGCAGCTGCATTGATGACTTCTTTATCACCAGTTTCAACAGCTTGCTTCCAGGCATTCATATGAGACATCAAGGAATTAGCTTCAAAGTTAGCTAAACCTTTCTCTACCATTAATACTTCTAATCTATCAGCCATTAAGTCAATAGCTCTATTTATAGAAGCACCTTCTTCCATTAGTCTAACACCTTCAGACATGTCAGCTACTTGTCCAGCTTCAGAAGTTACAAGATAAGCTCTTGCTTTCTGAGCATCAAGGTCTATCATCTGTGCTTTTAATTGCTTAATTGCACTAGATATACCTTTCTTACCTACAATTCTGATAGCAGATTCATCAACTGATCTCTTGAATTCATCTAATAGACCAATGATTTCATCAGGTGATACTCTAGGATGTAGTAATGTAGCTGCTAATTTCTTACCAGCTTCATCCATTATCTTAGATGAGATAAGTTTATTGGATTTAAGCCTCTTACTAAAAGACCCTCCTTCCTTTAACTGCTGTGTTAATTCACTAACTAAGGTTCTTTTACTTAGATTCTCTAGTTCAATGCCTTCTTTACGTGCAGCTTCATGGATAAGATTACCTATCCTACCCCATGCAGAATCAATATTATTTTGAATCTGTGCAGCATCAGATTGAGCACCAACGATACCATCAGCATCTTTAGTACGAACTAATGTTTCACCTTCATCATAAAGATTCCAATCAATAGGATCTTCACCTCTACTTATATAATATTCATTAAGTAAGTTAAGTTCCTTTTCTTTACGTGCATAGTTTCTAAGAGTAGCATCCTCTATAGGGTTATCAGAGAACTTGATATCTGTAAATTCATCTTTAGCTAAGTCATTGATATTCTTATTACCACCTTTAGCTGCAGTGAATTTAGCTGCACGTTTCATGCTTCTACCAGCACCTGTTAAGTAAGCTGCACCTTCTACTATGCTTGATAGCATACCAAAGATAGCACCCTCATTTACATTCTTAGCTCGTTTCTCTCCAGGGGAATCATCATCAGTTGTAGCAATACTATTAGGTATCCATTGGAATGTCTTAGGCCAATACTTCTTTAAAGTACCTAATAAGTTATCATCCTTTTGATTCTGTTCTGCTACATAATCAACTAAGCCACCAGTACCTATATCGATACCAAACTTAGACATGTATTGAAATGATTTTCTGTTACCTAAAGTTCTTAACCATTTTGGTCCTAAACCTCCAGCTGCTTGTAGTTTAGTACCAGCTTGAATAGCCATACCTCTTAAACCTAGTGAGGGGATTACTAGACCTGATATGTTACGAACTGCTGTAGTTACTTTATCTTCATACTCAGGTAGCTTAGGTACATTAAAACCTGTAGCTAAGTTGTAAGCATCTGTTAGTGTATCAAGAAGACCAACAGCAGGGGCTATACCTTCATATAAGTTCTTAGGCATACCAACCATAGTACTTTGAGCTATATCCTGTATAGCTCCTGTAACTCCTGGTCTTGGTACAAAGCCTTCCTCCCCAACGGGTATGTATCCTTCCGTAGAAGGTTGTTGTGTTTGTGTAGGTTCTACTGGAACATCCGTAGGTGCTCCTTCATCTTCAGATAAAAAGGCATTAGCTTCATCAAGCAAATTTTCTATTTCATCTTCAGATGGTAGTTCTACATTAAGTTCTTCGTCCATAGTTATTTGTCAGCTAATGCTTCTAGAGCATCGTTTGCTATTCTTTTTCTTGTGTTGTAATCTTCATTTGCTTTAATAATACGATTCAGTTGGTTAGGAGTGAAACCACCTATTCCTAGCCTATTATATTGATTTAAAAGTGTTCTACCATCATTGATGCCTTCAAGAACTTCTCTCATTTCAATATCAGTGGAAGGTATGTATTCTTTTAATTTTTTAGGATCTAAACCAAATCTTTTTACAAAATCTTTATCACCTTTATCTTGGGTATTTTCTAAATAATCTAGTTTGGAAGTTATTAAAGTACTAGGTTGTATACCTAAGATACGAGATTTAAGTAATATATCAGGAGGAAATGTTGTTAATTTACCATCTTGTATACTTTCTACTACAGCTAAAAGTTCAGCATTTGTTATACCTTTACCATTTTCTAATACACCATTAAGATTTTTATATTCTGTAAATTCATTTATAAGATTGCGTACTGTACGTTGAGGATTAGTACCTTTTGTTCGTTCTATTTTAGATTGCTGCATTGCTTCCCAACCAGGGAAACCACCTTGACCGTCTGAAGTTAATATTCCGTAATCTGCGTCTTCTCTATCATTAGAAGCAAATAAACCCATTTGTGTTAATTCATCTTTTAATATAGCATCTGTGGTTTTCCCTATAGTTTTACGGTCTTGTTCTGGATCATTATATACTGTTGCATAAATTTCATCTCTTCTTGCTGAAATAAAATCTCTTATCTCAGTTTGAGTTCCAGGTACAAGACCTTTACCAAGAGGTGATATATCGAATCCTAAATCAGCTTTTAATAAGTTTGTAGCAAATGTATCTGAAGTTTTTTTATCGAATCCATTTTGCTCTCTATTAGCTTCATATAACTCCTTATCTTTTTTCCATTTTTCAAAATCAATCTGACTCATATTCTCTACTTCATCTTCATACTGCCCAGGTCTACCTGTAGTGTTTATTTCTTCAATTCTTTCTGATTCTATTTGAGCCATGGCAGGATCATGTCTTTTAACATTTTCAAATGCTTTATATTCCGAATCACTTGTTTTACCACCGTTATTAATGTATGCACCTAATATTTCATCTTTTTGGTCTTCTGTTATATTCCCTTGTTTATAATTAACAAAACCATTTTTAAGTGCAGTTTTATTTGCAGCTAAGGATGCTTCATAAACCTCCATATTATAAGATAATATTTGTGATTCTAATACTTGCCATTTATCTGCACTATACAATAATTCTCCTTTACCAAGTTTAGCTCCTACTTCAAAACCAGGGTATTGATCTTTATTTTTTTCAGTAACAACAATATCACCAGCTGGATGTTCAATATACCCAGATCGTATATCTGCTAATTCATGATCTTTTAACTCACCAGATACTGCTTGTCCAAATAAATTTGAATAAGTATTATCTTTACTTGATTCTTTAATTTGCCAAGAAACTTCCTGCGCAAGACCACCTCCTTGCTGTCTTCTCAAGTTAAGTCTTGTTGCAAAGTTTTGATTAGCAGAACTTAGTAAATGATTCTTTATTTTTACTTTACTTAGAACACCTTTAGTATTAGAAAACGTTGTTATTTGATCTATAAACTTTTCAGCAATTAATTCATCACTTAGATTTAACTCAGTTAATTGATCAAATAAATATCTCTCTATAAAACCTTTTTTACCTTGTGTATCATTTGTTTCTCCAAACTTTCTCCAATCTTCTTGTAGGTCTTCATTACCTTCAAATCCTTTATTAACAACTTCTATACCATTATCTATTTTTTGTTGAGCTAAAATTTGTTGATAATAAACTATGTTTGCACCATGTTCATCTAATAAAAGTTTCCCAGCTTCAGGTGATAATCTATTAAATTTTACAGCCTCATTAACTTTATTACGAAATTCACTATAATCTTTTTTTAAATTAGATTCGTCAGTTTTCCATTTAATTAATTTAATTGCTTCAGGTTTATCTGTATCTTTTATAGTATCTAACCATTTAGCTTTAGATAATTTTAAATTTTGATCATCTTGTTTCAGCTTCCGAGCTTGTCTAGCCTCCATTACTGAACTGACAGTTTGAGAGAAGTTAGCTAATTTACCCAGTACTTCAGGTATATCTATCCTAGCTTCTCTTTCTTGTCTGTCTCTTTCTCTTAATTGTTCATGGTATCTGTCTAATTGTTGAGACTGCCTAGCGTAGACCTTCTCTAAAGGAGTCAACCAATCGGTAACTTTCTGTGGATCATATTGTATTGTCATGGTGTAACCTCTTTAAATGTAACGTCGATTAGGTCATATCTAACACCGAAGTAACCATTTGACATTCGGACAACAGCTTCTGGAACTACTTTTATTACTTCGTCAGCCATAGTTCCGATGTATTGTTTAACTTGACCAATGTAGTTGAATTTGTAAATACCTAAACCAGATTTAGATTCACCTATTTTCTTGATGTTTTCTTTTAGACGACGATCAGATACACCACCAGATAGCCAAGCCCCAACACCACCTGCTGCGTTAATACCTGCAATACCAGTACCTATGCCCATAAGAGAACCAGCAATACTTAAACCATCCATCAATGCTGCCATACCAACGTTCTGCATAACAGGTTGTGGAGGTGCAAGGTCTGGGTTCCTGATTATATTGTTCTTAGCAAAGCTGTTCATCTGTTCAGCCTTAGCCATATTAACAGCCTTTTGACCAGCTTTATCTAATTCTTGTCTACTTTCTGTTAATTCATAAGCTTTACGTGAACCTTTAGCTAAGTATTCCCCTAACTCTAGAGTACCAATTCTAGCAGCAGATCGTCCTGTTACACCACTAGTAGCTAACTTAGTAGCACCAGTGTCTTTTTGTAAAAACTTCTTCCAGGTAACTTGATCTTCCTGCAAAGCTGTTCCAATTTCCTTCTGAAATTTAACATCTAGATCACCTAAAACTTGGTTAACTGCTATGTTACTAGCATCAATACCCATTTCATGCATAATCCTCTCAGTACTAGTAAGACTGAGAGTTTGAAACCAATTTCGTTCTCTTTGTTCTAATTGGTATTTGTAATTTCTTCGGGCTTGCTCGTTAGCAGCCCTTGCTCCTGCTCCTAAGCACACGGCAAAACTCTATAAAGGATAAGTTGTTAGGTCCATATTTTAATTCCCTTATAAATTTGAACCCAAGGAATTTAAGTAACTTTAAATGGACAGTGTTGCGTTTATCAACAATGTTCCACAGTAACTTATGAGGTTGTCTTTCCACATAACGCTTTGCTTCTCTAGCAAAAGCTATAGGGTAGTCATGGATAACGGGTGTACATAGCATCCAGATCTGACCTCCAGGGTCTACTCCAGCCATTCCAGCAGTCTTGCCGTTAGGCATTGTGAAATAGATACAGGAGGGAGATTCAGCTGCGTATAATAATGATTCTACAGGATCTACACCATGTCCTTCTACGACCTCTCTGAGGTCATCTGGACGTAAATTAGAGGCCACTTCTAAAGCAGCCTCCTTTGTAATTGGACGGATAGTTATTTTAGACACGTTGATAGAATCTAGAAGTGTAGTCTCCTTCCCATACCATTGAATATAATGTTACAGGTGAAGGGTGTGTGGATTTAATAGTTATAGTTGTATTAGTATTTCTTTCATATATAGGGATAGTTCTTGTTATTTCAGGTTCAAATGATACTTGGTTTGCTAAATATCCATCAGCTAAAGTTGATTCCCATGTTTCTGTATAATCATCTTTACCTGTTCGTTCTACAATAGTTTCATATAAACCAGTATTACCAAAGTTTAATTTAATTCTATGTAAAATTAATGAACCTCGAACATCTGATGTATATGTAGTATCAGATTTAGTTTGATAATATAAAGTAGGTAACTGAACTTCCATATCATACTTCTGACCTATTATAATTGTATTAGTAGGTGTTTGTGTATTACCACTAGCATCTACATAAGTTTTCCAGTTACCAGGGAAACTAAGTTTAGTAGTAGTGCCATCTTTATAGACAGTTATATTATCACATAAACCTTGTAAAGTATCATCAGTTGTTGTAGCTAATACATATGCAGATAGATCACTAGTAAGATTAAATGCTGTAGGCATTGTAAATGTAGTTCGATCATTTGTAGCATCATAAGCTGATAAAGAAGATGAAGCTAATGCAAACATATTATCTAAATGAAGCTTATAAGTAATATCATCTGTGGTATCAGTAGTATTTCTATCATCCGTAACTATCATACTATCTGTATGTATCTTTAAAGGTATCTTCTGTAATACATTCTTATTAGATGTATAGTTAATATACATAGCAGCATTACCACCACCTAAAGTACCAACAGTAGTATTAGCAGCTGTAGATATAGTAAAATTATTTGAATCAGGAATTGTACTTACATAGAATGTAGTATCATCAGCAACATTTGCACTATTATAAGTTAAAGCTGTACCACCTCCATTATTGAAAACAACTGTATCACCTACAGCTAATCCATGATTAGTTAGAGTTAGATTATTGGTACTTCTAGTTACAATTTCATTAGTAAGAGTTCTTGAGTTTGCAGTAACTAAAAATAAATCATCATCTAATACTGCATGATGTACTATCTTATTTTTAAATTCCCAAGTAAACCAAGACTGTTGTATACGTTTATCAGAAGAGTTGAAATATCTAAAACCATATAAAGTTGTTTTATTTTTTTCACTGAAAAATGCTAGACCATTCTCTCTTGAGTTAGACACAAGATCTAAATTTTGATCTAGTGCTCTACTTATAAGTTTACTTTGTTCGATTACATCAGGTTCTCCTTCTCGTAATACCCTAGCCATTTCCATGAAACGTGTATGTTTACCTGCGTTATCTAGGAAACCAATAGTTGTACCTAATGAAAATGGGTTAGTTTTATAATTGAAATTAAAAGAAGATATGAAGTTCATCTTCACTGTTAATGGGCTTAAAACATCACTATCTGTTGTCAACATAAACTGTTGATTTTTAGTGAATAGAACTAAACCTGTATTAATTTGAATTCCATCATAAAGAACAGCTGGATATTCAGAACTACATGATACATCAATGTGATCTTTAGGTGAAGCTGCTATAGCTGAAACTGCCCAGAAATTAGTAAAATCTCCTGGTCTAGATAAGATGACATTTTCATCACTTAATATCGCTAACCTGTTTCTAAAGAACAATAGTTTGTTAACTGTTTTACCTACAAAACTAGCTCTAGGGTTTGTACCATCAGGAGTAGTATCACCTGATTTACATGTATCCCAGTCTATATGATCTAATACAAACGATCCATCAGCTTGTCTAGCAAGTTGTATAGGTAGTGTAGTTTGATCATATTCAACTTCTGCTCCAGGTTTAGCACATTCTTCCCAGATTCCATCTCCATCAGCACCATTTTTACCAATGAATTTTACATAATAATCATCTTCATCTGAATCACTATTAGCTACTTTAACTACATAGCCGTGTCTACATTGAGTAGGTAGGTCTGCTATATCTAATACTGAATCAGTTAATACATTTAATAATTCATCATTAGGTGTAGATATATTAAATGGAGTGTTAACATTACGTCGTATATAAAGTCCACTTCCTACCTGTTTAACACCATAACCAGCTAAACCATCTAAGACACTTTCAGTCCAAGTAACCCATGTACTATCAGCTGCTATGATGCCTGTACGCAAATCACCTAAAATACTTTCAGATGTTACAACTGTTTTAGCATCAAATGAAGTAGGTGTTGGTCTTATTAAACCTAAGTTAGCTTGTACTTGAGAAATACTTGTTTTTGCAACAGTTACTTTATAATAAGCATCTTTCATCCACAAGTAAAAATAATCACCTTCTACCCAACCTTCACCACCATATAACATTTCATGTGTTACAGTATATCTAGCTTGGTATACAGTTGTAGCAGAAGAACCTGAACCTTCTGAATAAGGTACTGATTGACCTGTTGTAGTTAGTCTAAAATATAAGTTAACTCCTCTATTAACAGAACTATTACCGCTATCTTTAACATCTATAGTGTATGTATGATCACCTGATATAGAGTCATAGTCTGTTATAGAAGCACCGTCAGTTATAGAAAATATACGTGTAGCAACATTAGGAGCAAAAGCATCTCTACTATCTCCAGCTGATTCATCACATCTCGTTGATTGACTAGATCTACTAGCTCTAGCAACCATAGCTCCATTAGTATCACAATAGTCGTTACTAGATTTAACTAATTCAATATCAAGACGTGTAGCTGTATTAGTTGTTGTAAGGCTAGTAGAATCATATAAGTTTATAGCATATTGATTAGCATAAGCTACTTTTCTTAATTGAACAAATGCTTCAGCAGGACGTTCAGGTTCTACAGTAGCAGTCATTGCAACAGTTTTTGTTCTGTTGGTGATGTATGTAAAGTCGTTAAGAGTTAAAGTTTGTAAATCTTCATCAGAAGTATGTGTTAAATAATTAGTTAAACTAGTTTCTAATCCACTTAAGGCTGCTACATAATCCCATTTAGCAGTGTTATCTACTATACCAGTTCCTGATCCTGCAGTAGGACCACCTGATCCTGCAGATGTACCAGCAGTAGAACATTTATAAACATTACTATTATTTTTTACTTTCTGTCCAACAGTATATGCAGTATTAGCTAGCCAAGGTTTTGCTGCTACATGGACGGTTTGTGAAGCTCCATTGCTACACCTCCACATATTTATATCACCGTCTTTAGCTATTTGACCTACATACTGTTCATCCTCATCTCTATAGTAATGAAACCATTTCCCAGTATGATCTGAGTTTAAAGCTGCAGTACTATCATCTGATAAAGAAGCAATTAATTGGCTCCCTGGTCTTTTCATTAAACCTTCAGTTACATCAGGTAGTACATTTTGAGCTTTATTAACTTGACCAGGAACTTTTAATGCATCAGGTTGCTCAGATATTCCACCTGTATAAGAAGGTATTGTTTGTGTTATGCTTGACATTATCTACTAAGTACCGAGAAAGGTGTGTAAGGTCTATACCCAGATCCATGAGGAATACCAAAGAATGAATGGTCTCCTTTGTCACAATCGTATTCAATACAGGAGGCTCTAGATTTAGCCTCGTCTTGTTGTAATAGTTGTACTAATCCAGGGTTAGATACAAGCTGTGTAGCAGCTCTTACAGCAGCTCTGTAAGTAATGTATCTTTGAAAGCAATTAGGTATATCAGTAAAATCATATAGACTTACTATATCTACATATATATCAGCATCAAATTCATCAGTATGATTTACTAGGTCATATAACCTACCATACCTTGTTACAACATCTGTTACTTTAGAAACTAAACCATCATGTATATCATATCTAAGAGTGTTAGATGGTAATGTTATATACTTAGTCGTCGGATCAGGACTGACCTTGACGTGTTCTTCAGTATTGAAATGCCAACCTTCATTCTGTACATCTTTATTTACTTCAGTAAGGATATTATAAATAAATGATATTTCTGGGTTAGTACTAATTAATGAACCTGTTGCATTTTTTAATTGGGTGATAGGAGATTGACCGATGGCTCCCAGTATAGAATTGACTGCGGATAATTCGGTATCGAGTTCAGTTGTTTTGGTAGCCATGAAAATTTTTTGAGAAAAAAAAAAGGGAGCCATAAAGACTCCCCATGTGTGTATAAAAATATAAGTTAAGTGAAACTTGCGTTTGAAACAGCAGTATCGTTCCAGTTGGAAGATACGTCTACACCAGCTACAAGTTCAACAGCAGCAGCTGGATTCAAGAAATCAGCTCCCATTGCCAACCTACCTAAGATTACGTCTCCCTGGTAAACCACTGAAACGTCACCACTGGTAACTTGTACAGAAGGGCCAATGGCTTCTACAACACCAGCAGCTTCTTTTTGGAAAATAAGACCACATGAATGATCGAATTTAGAAGCTGTACCATAGTTGTTTGTAGTCTTCTGACCACCTGCAGGTGTACCACTGTTAGCAGCCTGATCCCAGTCACCCATTGCTTCACCAACGAAAGAACCATTGTTATCGTTAGAAGCTCTTGGGTTCATAGTAGTATTAGTACCAAACTTACCAAAGAACGGAATGTTCATTGACTTAAATATTTTGATACCAGCAATTTCTATGATACCATTACCAGACTGTAGTGCTGTACCTTGTACGTCACGGTTGATTAAACCATTAGAAGATATATCTTGGATCAGTGCATAGTACTGTCTTGGGTTAAGTACAGCTACTCTACCGTCACCTGAGACACCTTTTTCATCAAGGATTGCAGCAGCATCGAAGAATGCGTTTACTAGTTTACCTGCATCATAAGCATCTGCAGCAGTAGTACTATTAGCAGCTCCAACCTTGACTACAGAACCACCTGGTTCAACGAACCCTGACATGGTAACTGGTGAAGGCTGTCTAGCAGCTTTAGTAATAGCTCTGAAGATTCTTCTATCATAGTTCTCAGCTAGAGCA